GGGATATACTACGAGATTAAACTTTGCATAAGTTTTCTACTGTAGTCATATCAAAAAATCAACCTTCTAATCATTCGATTGGGAGGTTTTTTTGTATGGGAAGAAAAAGAGGAATATTTTCAGTAGGAGCAAACGAGATAGAAATTTCTAAGCAAACTGAAAATATAAAAAAAGATTCTATAACGATTCCTAAAGCATTAACAACAATTTATCAGCAGATGAGAATTGCAGGAAATAGAGAACGTACAATTGACAGTTACAATTACATATTTAATCAATTCGTACAGTTCAATAAGTTGGTGTATGTAGAGGATATAAATGCAGATTCCGTTTATAACTATTTGGATTCATTAGAGGTTGCACAACAGACAAAATTAATTCGATTAAAATCAATCAAAGCAGTATTAGGAAAGTTTCATAATAATGGTTGGTTGAAAGAAAAATTTTGGAGTTACATTCAAATTAAAATTGATAAGGAAGTAAAGAAATCTGCTAAAGCAAATGACGTTGATATTCTACTTTCTCTATTAGATAAAAATACATTTATAGGGTTTAGGGATACAGTAGCAATTTTGACACTGTACAGAACAGGAATCAGAATACGTACACTAGGGGAACTAACAGAACGTCACATTGATTTTGAAAACCTATATCTAAATATGGATGGCACTATATTGAAAAACCATAAGTTTTTACGATTACCAATTGATAAAGAACTTGCAAATTTATTAAAAGTTTTAATTGAACAGAATAACCAAATACGTGATTATTACAAAGTTCAAAATAAGAACATATTCATTACACAGAATGGATTGCCGATTAATGATAGTAAATCATCTAATAATGCTATCTCTAAGCAACTACACAAGTATTCAATTAAGTATGAGTTACCTAACATCAACGCTCATGCACTAAGAAGGGGATATGCGACACAACTATTAAACAAGGGTGCAAATATTGCTCTTATATCAAAAGCACTTGGACATTCAGATTTGGGGGTGACAACTCAATATTTAGATTTAGACGTGGATCAAGTAGCAACTGATTTAAGAGAGTTTTTATAAGCACAAAAAAAGAAGGAAAGCGTCTGCAAACGCCAACCTTCTCAACTAAATATTGAATCCTAACTAGATATTTCTAAAGTGTAATTTGATTTTATCAAAAAAGTTAGAATAAGGCAAGGTTTATTTAAGTGTGCCTATTTTTAGAAGGATTCAGGTCGAGGTTGCCCACTAACTCGACTTTAAACAAAACTGGAAAGGTTCTCCTACCATTGCACAAAAAGGATATATCACAGGTCAAGCCGATTCCTTGTTTTCGGTTGTGATGAATAGGTGAGTACAACCAATTTAAAGGTACGGTATGGATTACTGGCTAACTGAGGTTAGGGTAAGTATTCGCAAGTGGACAAGCATTTATGACGGTTCACACATCAAGGACAGTAATTTGATGAGCGATACAGAAGGAAACTTCACAACTAAACAAGGGCATACTGGAAACCTCATTGCATGACTATGAAGCCGATTTGAAGTTGTTACTTTATATCTTACTTACTTTTAATAGTTTGTGAGATATAAGGTAACACCTTTACACCTATTTCCTAAACGCAACTCCCTAATCTGCCAAATGAGGTTGTATTAGTCAAACGATTAACAATGTAAACATCAAAATATATTTAATACAAAAACAGGAGGAATCACACATGGAAATCAAATTAAACATATCGCAAGAGGATTTGTCAAAACTAGAGGAATTTAGATTGTTGTTTGTAAATGATGCTATAAAAAGAAAGGATCAGTACCAAGTTGATACATGGAATTCTGCATCAATAGAAAAATTAGTAGGTTACTATCTAACTTCAAAACTGCAAAAATGGTGACATAAAAGGTTTTTGAAAATTAAAAACTAAATAGTTGAAATGGAAAAAAGTATCATGTATTCTAAGTTTAGGTCAAAGAAGGTCAAAGAAACGAAAAATTCAAACAAAAACTAGGAGGAAGAACACATGACAAACAATGCAAATATCGGAACAAATGAAAAATTAATTCTAGGAGGAGCAAACATTGAATTTGAAGGGAAAATATCGTCTAAAGAATTCATCAACAAATTTGGAGAAGAAACCTTTAGATATGCAATAATGACAATCTACAACAGTGAGGGAGAAGAATGTCAAATAGATGTAACAGATTTTGTTATAAATCACTTGCGAGAATATGAGGATCAAGATGATTTTAATGGGGAAGTAATTATAAATACAAAAGAATAACTTTAGAAGATAATCTATAGGGAGCAATTATGCTCTCTTTTTTTAATGAAGTTTTTTACTATCCAATAAAATAAACCTTTTATCTAATCATGCAAATATTTGATTATCCATTAAAATAGACATTTTATCTAATAATCCATCTTCTAAAATGCCGTATTTTCAAGGGTTTTAAGAATCGAATAAAATGGGAATTTTACAGTTAAAATAATAATTTTTGAGTTCGGTTGATAAAATGCCAAAATCTGACTATAATAGAAGTATATAATAATTTATTTCCGTTAATCAGATATTTTGGTGTCCACTCTTTTCTAAGGGTGGCTTATTATATTTGAAGGAGAATCATAAATGGAATTTAAAGAGAAAATCGAAGCACATCAAGAGGGTAAATATGATTTGGCAGCGGAACTTTTAGAACTTGCTAAATCGGATATGGTAAATGTTAAAATGGTATGTACTGAACATGAAGTGAAAATATATGATTTAGAGTACGAGGATGAACGTACAGAGGTGTTTAGACGTTGGAGAGCAAAGTATACACCAAACGAAATCACACCTGAATATCGCATTGGATATAACTTAAAAGTCATGTTGTCACGACACAGTAAGAAAGCAAAGAATATGAAGTGGGCATTAGACACAGGATCACAATTAGAAAAAGCAATATTTGATGGTGAGGACTTTGTTTATACAGTTTTAACTTCTCTAGGACACCATTACCATGCAGATGATTTTTATAAGATTCCTAAGAGTGTTCTGAAAGATGTTGAAAACTACCTAGGTTATGATAATTGGTTTGATTTCAAAAAAATTTATAGCGACCATGTAAATATCTCACCTTCTGTTAATCGTGCCATGAAGAAATTGCAAGATGAAATATCACCTTTAATATTGGATTCACTAAATGAGATACTTCCAAAAGTAGACCTAGCAAAAACAGATGAACAAATAATAGGTTATATATCAAAATCAGTTAGAAATAGAACGTATAGAAAACTTACAAAGTTACTGGGTACTAAAGTTCATCAAATAAACGGTGAAAAATATATTGTAAGAACAGATAAGATGAAAATGAAACAAACGATTATAGACAATATGCTTGAAATCAATGAAGGCAAGTTGACTAACAGTCAGGTGAACTTTTATCGCCAGTTAAAGAAATTTATACAGATTGAAATAGATGCTCGGAATACTTCACCATTTACATTTAGTAAAGAGAATGAAATCATTAATATTAACAAACGATACTTTGCAGAAAAGTTAGAAATGAAAGAATCTGCTTTCAAACATAGATTAATACGATTACAAAAGAAGAAGGAAAAGGATTTCTTTGCTCAAAATGGATAAATTAAAACATCACACTTTTAGGTATATTTAGGTTTTATGTAGGGACAAAAAGAAGTCAACTATTTTTTAATCATCATTCAATTATTTTAGTGTAGGGGAGTAGTTATCCCCTATCGTTCATTATAAAGTTTCACCTGAGAACAAGTTATTTGTCATTCTTGTTTTCTCCATTGAGGATGCCGATATTTTCGGTGTCCTTTTTTTATTGCACAAAATTAAATTAAAGGTGGTCATAATATGGCTCAAATAAATAATTATGGATACGAAAAGTTGCGAGAATACATTTTAGCGAATTGGAATTATATAGAGGTTCAAGATTCAACAGGAATTGCTATTAAGCGTTTTGGAATTGCAGACGGATTATTAATTACTGGGAACGCTACTACACAACAGATTGAATACAAATTAGTTATAACTGGGGATGCTACATTCTTAGGTCAAACAGTTGGAAAAAGTGTTTTATTAGAAGTTGCTACAAATGGTTCTCCAATTGCTACTGAGGAATTTACTCCATTTACATTTGAATCAGTAGACGACCAATTGACAATAATTCATAAATTACAAGTTCCTCAGATTGTCTAGGGGTGGTTAGATGTTAGGCACAGGAACACAAGCAAATCCTTATATCATTCAAACACCAACAGACCTTAATAATGTTAGAAATAAGATTATAGCATTCACATATTACGAACTAGGTAATGATATAGATATGTCAAATTTTGGAAACTTCGCTCCGATTGGTGGCTCAACTACTGCAACTCGTTTTAAGTGTAATTTCGATGGTAAAGGATATGCTATAAAAAACATAAAGATTGTTAATACAGTAAATTACACAGGTTTTGTTGCTTTGTTGGATACCACAAATGGAGTAATTAAAAATGTATCATTCATTGATGCAGATGTTTCTTCAACTGCATACTATACTGGAATTGTTGCAGGTGGAACTACTGGTACTTGTTTAATTAGTAATTGCTTCACAAGTGGGAATGTAAATGGTCAATTTCATACAGGTGGAATTGCTGGGTTTACTGGTGGAGTACTTGAAAACTGTTTTTCTACTGCTAATGTTTCTGGATTAAATCAAGTGTCTGGTATTGCTAGATTGGATTCTCTTTCTTCTGCTAGATTATTTACATGTTATTTCAATGGTACTTTAACAGTTACTGATACTGTTAATCCTCCCAATGTGTATGGTGTTGGAGGTGGAACAGTAACTTCTACTAGATTAGTTAATTCTTATTACAACATGGACACTACAGGATTAACTACATCAAATGATAATGGAATTGGTCTTACTGACTTACAGATGAAAGAGCAATCTTCATTTGTTGGATTTGATGATACAGTTTGGGGATTTCAAGAAGGTGGTTATCCATATTTAAAAGTATTTGGTATTCCTCCTATTCCTTCACAAAAAACAACAGTCAACCTTAATAGCCATTTGAACATCATTTCTAGTATGCTAGAGCGTTCCAAAAGAAAGGTGAGTATTTGTCTATCTCACTCCCTAAACGTATCTAGCGAAGCCACACGAACGCTACAGTTGATGAAAAACGTCACTTCACATATTGATTTAGTAGTTTCAAATGTTACCACTTTACAAAATGCAAATATTAAAGATTATGAAGTTTCTTCTTATATAGAAGGTATCGGATCAAACGCTAGTCGAGTAATACGGACAATAAGAACAGTTAATACAGACATACAACCGATTCAAATTATTACGGATATACAGATACCAAATAAAATAGGACAACCTATTTTTGCTACTGCATTTGTAATAGAAAATCCTACAAATATAGAAATGATAGAAAATCAATCCATAGTGGATATGATGGAAAATCATTCAAATATAAAAACAGTAACAAATCTTTCAGATACACATACGAAAGAAAACCGAACAGAAATGACGGTGATATAAATGTTAAAAAACGATACTGTACGGTTGCTAGTATTCTTCAAGGACTTTGACGGAATAGTCATTACTCCTACAGATGTAAAACTAACAATCTATAATACAGACCAAACAATTAAAGAAGAAATTACAGAAGGAATTATTAAACTATCGCAAGGTAAATATCATTATGACTATATTGCCACTGAATCGTTCATATACGAATTTAGTGGTTTATTTAATTCGCTGCCAGTTCTTGCAAGAGAATTATGCACAGTCAAATTTAACTAAAGAATAGGAGAATCAATTATGGAAAATGAACAAGTAGTATCAGAAGAAGTAGAAGTTTTAGATGTAGAAAAATTAGATTTAGTATTAACAATCGAAGAGGTAGGTAAGCAAATAGTAGAGAACGGTGAGCAACTAGATAATGCTCAAAAGTTAGCAGAAGAAATTTTACAGGAACGTGAAGAGTTTTTGCAAACACTCGAAAAAAGTTTATTTGATAAAGAGAAAGATTTAGTCCTTAAAGAAAATGGTCTTGAAGCATTTGCAGAAATTATTAATGTAGAGAACTCAGATGATTTAACAAAAGTGGTCGCTAAATTAACAACAATCATAAATAATATTAAGGTTGCGAACGCTTATGTTCCAAAAGAGAACGCTACACAAGATGCTTATTCACAAGCCATTCAAAATGGTGATGTTAAAAACGCTATTAGTTTCAAATTATCAAATTTATTTAAGAAATAAAGACGTTGGTTCTTTTTGAACTAGCGTCTTTTTAATATCAAAAAACTATAAAAACTAAGGGGAAATATAAATTATGATTACATCAAACAACGGATTTACAGCGACAGAAAGCATTTCACTATCACAAGAACTAGCACTTTTAGGAATACAATCAACTCCATTTGCATCTTTACTATTATCAAAAGGTGTAGAAAAAGCACTTGCGACAGTGTACACATTTAAAGAAAAAACTATCTCAAATGATGATGATATTTCAGCAGTTGAAGGTGCAGATACAACAGTATTTCAAGCATCAGCAAAAAGTGAATTAACTGCAATTCTTCAAATTTTCAAGAAAGCAGTATCAATCTCAGGTACAGCAGATGCAATGCAATCATCTAAGTTCTCAGAAGAAGTTGCAGACCGTCTTTTAGAATTAAAAATTAATCTTGAAAAAGTATTAATTAATGGAACTAAAGCAGATGGATCAGTTACACCATTCATTCGTAAAATGTCAGGTATTGTTGAGAGTGCCGATTCTTCAAATGCAGAAACAGGTGCAAATGTAGAGGAACTAATCAAAAATACAATGCAGAATTTATGGAACAATGATTTATCAGAGGGAGCATATTACTTATTTGTAAATGCAGATGTGAAAGAAAAAATTGATGCAGTATACAAAGATTCTTATTCATATGTTCACCAAACAAATAATTTTGGACTAGTTGTTGATACAATCAATACTAACTTTGGGACTGTAAACGTGGTTCTTTCTAAACACGTTTCAGCAACTAAAGGGATTTTATTTAATGATGCTTATGTAAATATGGTTGCTTTACGTGAAGCACATTTTGAACCACTTGCTAAAACTGGCGACAGTACAAAAGGTCAAATTGTTGGTGAATATTCACTTAAAGTTGGTTCTCCTAAAGCAGTAGCAGTCATTACAGTAGCATAGTCACAAATGGCACTCTCTTAAATGAGGGTGCTTTTTTAATATAAGAAATTCAATTAATTGCATGAGAAGGGAGAATCATTATGACAGAAACAGAATTATTTGTTATGAGGAAAAGAAAGCGTATTAAACTTTCACAGGTTGCAGAATTTGTGGATTGCTCAATTAGTTTATTAAGTAGATTTGAAAATCAACAAGTGGCTATGGATAAGGAAAAGATTAAAAAGTATAGAGAATATATCGAACAATATTAGAACAAACATACTTAAAGAAAATCCCATAATAGAAGGAGTGAATAAATGAATTACTCAACTTAGTTTCCTTTTTCGTTAATGTATTCAGTCGATTCAATCGGCTTTTTTTACTTGGTTTTGTGAAACCACTTGCGAAAAAGGAAGCAACAAATCATAGGAAACTGTATTGATATTCATTCGATATGAACAAACAACTAAAAGAATTATTTCCCCAATGGGTTACAAAAAAGCAAGATAGAAATTTAACACTAACTAACGATCTTGATTCATTACTAAGTTGTACTTTATTAAATATGATTCAAGGGTACGAGATTAATTACTACTACACATTCAGAGGTATTCATGTATTAAATCCTAATGATACAAGACATTCAATAGGAATAGATATGGCGATAAAAAGCGGTATGACTTGGGATAACCATGTAGTAAAAATAAACAAAGATGATTATGTTAATCCGCTCTCAGCAAATATAAATGCTCTAATGGGAATTAACCAATCCAATTATTTTGAAAAGTTTTGTGGTTCTACTGCATTACAAATTTATTCGTATTATGATATTCCGCTGCCAAAAACAGATGAAGGTAAATTATTTATGTTATCAATTGATTCCTCCCATTTAGGACATTATGACGATAGATTCAAGGAAATACATCATAAGTATTTAGAACTTTTAGGATACACAGAACTCATTGACTTGTTGAACAAAACATCTTTATGGGAAGTCGAATGGCTTAAACAGAATGAAAACTTATCTTTTAAAAATGGTGAAGTTTCTTATAAAAGATTAGATAAAGAACACGCAGAAAAATTATTAGGGTTGGAGTTAATGATTCCACAAGGCGAGTTTCAGTTAATGCAAGAATTTGATAGTGGTAAAGGAAAGGTTAGTCATACTAATAATCCTATCTACTATGACAATATTTTTTCCTATGCACTCACTGGAAGGAATTTTATTAATTATTCAACATACATGAGAGGAGAAACAGCATGAATGAAATGACTAAAGATTATTTCTTTTGCTACACAAAAAGTATGAGTATTCATTTAAGAGAATGTGGAATCAACTATATAATTAAATCTCGTTCAATTAAAAACAATCAGATATTCACTCTATATGCAAAGTCACCAGAATTACAAAAAGCACTACATGAATATAAAAACCATTAATTAGCATTTATTAAAAATTATGCTTATAATTAATGTATGAAATAAACGTATCAAATATCATACACATTTTTCATATAGGTTATGAAGAATGTGTATTGTTTTATATACCCTTTGTTCATAGTTTACAGAAACACACTAATAAAGAAATAAACAGTATACCTCTATTAAAGAATTTAACTAAGAGAAGGAGCAACATACATGAGAAGAGAAGATAATTTTATAATGATATACAATGATTTAATTACTGAGGATGAAGATAAACATTTATCAATTGAAGAATTGTATCTGTATGGATTATTGAGAAAGAAAGAAACCTTAGAAGGATTTTCAGAAACAAGTATTTCATTCCTAGGTCAAACTTCAAAAATCCCATTTGCATCAGATACACAAAGAACAAATAAAAAAGTTAAGGGACTTCTATTAACATTGAAATCAAAAGGGTGCATTAATATATCAGATGCAGATGGAACAGTTTTAGAGGATTTCAAACCATCTGATTTTATAAAAGTAACCTTCCCTATACTAGAAGGTGGATTTTCTCAAATACCAGTTGTAAACTTTAATAGTTATAACTCCATGAGTGATTTCTATATTTATTGTGGAGTTGTTAGATGGAAAAATAGTGGTAAAGGTTATTTTAATTCATCTTATGGCAGATGGGCAAAAATACTACAATTATCAGAGCGACACGCAGTTGATCTTGTAAAAAACGCAGTTGATAATAAAATTATCTATAAAAATATTGGTGATTATGTGGATAGTGAAAGTGGAGGACAGAAACAACAAAAGTTGAATCAATATTCTACTACTCCATTCAATAACAATGAGAAATCTGTACAGACCAAGAAACAAGAATCGGATATAGCAAATGAGGAATTTCATTCCAACAGAGTAAACAGTGAAAATGAAATGATTCAAATGGCAATTGTGGGAAAAGTATTTAAAACATACAAAGATGATAAAAAAAGAAATGTTTATCCCTCAGTTGATGATTATATATTCTACTTGTTGCTACTTAAGAAACTGGAAGGTCAACAGCCAAATAAGAGTGAAAAGAATTTTATTGATACTGTAAATATACGCATGGATCGTATGAAAAAAAATAAGAAATTTATTTCAACTTTCAAAAAAGCAAAAGAAATGGTAGACAGTCAAATTTATACCTCAACTAGAGATTCATTCTTAGATGAATTGCTTAGTAGTGGCAAAAGCATAAAAGAAATATTCTAATAAAATTTAATATATAAACGTTAGACGGTAGTTCATTGAACTATCGTCTTTTTTGGTTACATGAAAATCTTTAGGAGGAATTAGAATGGAATTAAATCAAGCATTAAAGGAATTAACATATAAGAAACAATTGTATTTCAAATGGAAAAATAATTATGGCATGAGGAATCCACGAACTGAGGAATCAATCTTAAAGGAAATAAACGCAAAAGATTTCTTCACCTATGAAAAGTGGGAATTGAGCGAGGAATATCAGTTTCTAATGAATCTATTGTTGCAGTCGAAAATTGGACAAGATATGCAAATTATCTATGAAGCAACTTCTGAGAAAGCAAAATCAGGAGATGAAAAGGCAACTAAACTTTTATTTGAGATACAGAAACAGATTGTAGCAATGAATAAAGAATACAAGAGTAAGAAACCAACTAAAAAGGGTTCTGAAAATGCTTATGACGATTTGGAGTTGTGATGAATGACTAATACAACTACAAAAAAACCTGAGAATAAACTTCAAAAAGTATTAGATGATTTTGAGTTATTTGCAAAGAACTTTATTTTTATAACAGACAATGAGAACCAGTTAGTTCGATTTGAAATCAATGATGCTCAACAGGAAATCCACGAACTTATGAGTAAGAATCGTTTCATCATTATTGGAAAAGCAAGGCAAAGTGGAATATCTACATTTGTTTTAGGTAAAGCGTTATGGAGAGCATTAACTAAACCTAATGAGAACATTCTTATAGTTTCATATAAAGGGGATTCTGCAAAAGCACTCTTTGATAAATTAAAGATGATGAATGATGGAATACCTAGAGAGAAATATCCTAATGTGTTCCCAACAACTAAGCGTGACAACAGGGGAGAATTATTCTTTTCAAATGGGAGCAGAATTTCATCAGTTACCGCTGGATCAAAAAGTATTGGACGAGGTTCAACGTACACATATATTCATCTATCTGAGTTTGCATTTTATCAAGCACAAGAAACACAATTATTATCAGTAGAACAATCACTTGCAAAAGGCGAACACTCGCAACTAACAATAGAAACAACCTCCAACGGTACAGGCAACCACTTCTATAAACTCTATACGCAAGCCATGAAGGGTAAATCAAAATATGTAGATTATTTTGTTCCTTTCTACCACAAACTTTATTCCAAACAATTCAAATTTGATTATGCAGAAGCAGAATTATGGTACAAAGCAACCAACAAAGGAAAGCGTTTATCACTGGATGAATTAGAAGATGATGAAATTGTATTACACAACTCAGGAGCAAACTTAAAGCAGTTAATGTGGAGAAGATGGAAGATTCAAGATATGGAAGATGAAACTCAATTTATGCAAGAGTTCCCTTCCAATCCAATTGAAAGTTTTATATCCACTGGAAGAAGTGTATTTGACCAAACTAAAGTATTGAAGCGTATGAGTGCCACAAATGAGCCATTATCTAAGAATGAAGTGTCTGAGATTGTCCCTCAGAGCGTTTTAAAATATGTTAATCGGGGACTTGCCTTGTTTGAATTGCCTGAGAGGTCGAAAAAATACTTCTTTGGTGTTGATACAGCAAGTGGCAGCGGTCAAGATTTCAGTACAATATCAGTATTTGATATAGATGGACAACAAGTAATGAGTTTCTATCATAACAAAATAACGATATATGAATTTGCTCAGGTCATATATGACTTGGGGCATTTCTTTAATTACGCATTTTTAACAGTTGAATCTAATTCATATGGTTTAGCAGTTATTGAGCGTTTACGTAAAGAGAAACAATATCTCAATATGTATAAGATGAAAACATTTGATGAACGTGGGAAGAAGAAACTTAAAGTTGGATTCTTAACATCTCAGAAAACGAAACCTATCATGATTTCAGATTTCAAAGAGCAATTTGAATTAGGACTAATCAATATTGAATGTAAAGTCACTCTTAATCAAATGCAGATGTTCATTGAAACAAATGGACGTACTGGAAACAAAAAGGGCAACAGCGACTTACATCATGATGATAGTGTAATATCTTCTGCTCTTGCAGTACAAGGCATGAAAGCGAATAAGTGGTATGTGGATTGATAGAGAGGTTCATAGTGAACTTCACAAAAACAGAAAGGATTGATTTGATTGAATTTAGAACAATACGTAAAAGTGAAATATAAGAATAAAATAGGTTGGTTTATGGAGGAAGCAACTTCATTTCATAACACATCAAGAGTATTAGATGTACAGAACAAAAAGGATTATTTAGAAGGGCATCATAATATTTTAAATCGTCCTTCATATCAATATAATGGACAGTTGGTTGAACCACGTAAAATTGTTCTCAACATGGCAAAAACAATTTTATCATTCCAAACACAATTCCTATTAAAGAATCCTGTACAAATCACAGGTAAGGAAAAGATGGTAGAGGAATTTCAAGTGGTCAATAAGTTAGGTAAATTTAATGAAAAGAACATTGCTATTCTTGATAAACTTTTAAAGTTTGGGAATGTGTATGAGTATATCTATTTAGATAAGAAGGGCTATATCACATCTAAGATTATTAATAGTGATAATGGATTTCCTATTTATAATCAGCATAATGAAATGATTGGCTTTATTGAAATGTATGTATTTGATGGTATTTCATATTATGTTGTCTATGATGATGAAAAGGTTCAAGAGTGGACAAATGAAGGTGGATCGCTTCAAATGACTTCACAGTTTGCTAATCTAAGTGGATTGCCAGTTGCTTATGTATCTACTAATGAACATAGCGAAACAGAAGGAAGAAGTCAGTTAGATGATTTCATAGGCATATTGGATAACATGGAGGATTTGATTAGTAAGACAGTAGACGGTCTATATAAGATGATTAATCCTGTCCCTGTAATATCAGGGCAACAGTTGAAGGGTTCAATTCCTCAACATATTGTGGGTGGGGGTATCCAGTTAGATGACGGGGGAACGTTCTCCTTTGAATCGGCTACTATTGATGCAAAAGCATTTGATATTCTGTATACACAGTTGTATCAGTCATTACTTGATATATCTATGACACCATCTGTTTCAATGGGACGTGCTTCAATTTCCAACGTATCTGAGCAATCTGTACGCTTACTGTTCTCATTGGCTAGTGTTAAGGGTGGTATGAATGAGCAGTGTTTACGTAAAGGATTCTATGAGAGATGGGATAAGATACGTTCATTGCTAACATACAAAGGGATTAACATTAGTGACAAATTATGGTCAACGTTTGACGTACTGTTCACACATGACCTACCATCTAACAACAGTGAGACCATTGCTAACCTTAGAGAGTTAAGAGAGATGGGAGCATTGAGTATGGAGAGTATGCTTGAGTTGTCGCCTATGACTAGTGATGTTGGTCAAGAGATGGAACGTTTGAATAGCGAGGGAAATAAAGTTGATGTCGGTAAGGTTCAAAGAGAACTAGAGATAAATAGTTGAGTGAAAAAATATTATGAAAATTGAAATAAATGTGTATAACTTGTTGATAACATAGGATAAGTATTCAGTAAATTTAAATAGTTTTGGTATGAAATAATTTAGTCAGAATGTAGATGTATCAAGGGGATAGAGTGAGAGTGTATATATCCAAAATTTCTCGCCTGTTATATAAGAACGATTGTTCGTATATGTTATAGAAAAAATGAATCCAGTATATTACTGAGATTTTTTTTTGGTTTCCCATTTAATTAACAATACGATATGGGTAATAATTACAGTGGATTAAGGAACAATGGATTAACAATTATCTATCCATAATTTAATAAAATTTTGATTTTAATTGATAATCTGTATGGTTCTATAATAGTCATTATAGAACAATGGCTATAAATCAATGTTTAGGTGAGAGTAGAACCGTAGTTCTAATCCCCTCCTGTATTTATATGGATAAAAGTTTATGTGATAC